CAGGGCCGGTTCCAGGTTGAGGAGATTGGCTACGACCCTTGGTCGGCAGTGCAGGTGGCGCTCCAGCTGCAAGGCGAGGGTCTGACGTGCGTTCCAGTGCGCCAAGGCTTCTCCACCCTATCGCCACCGGCCAAGCTGCTCGAGACGTTGGTGGCGCGGCGTGAGATTCACCACGGCGGCCACCCGGTAGCCCGCTGGTGCGCTGACAACGTGCAGACGGAAGAGGATTCGGCCGGGAACATCAAGCCGTCCAAGAAGGCGTCGACCGAGAAGATCGACGTGGTGGCCGCGCTCGTGACGGGATTGGAGCGCGCCATGTATTCGGTCGAACTGGGGCTCACCATGTACGTTCCTCACGAGGAGGTATCCGCTTGAGGACAGCAATCGGCTACCTCTTGGAACTGGCAGGTCTGGCCGCCATCGTAGGCGGCCTTTTCATTGTGGCCATGTGGCTCGGCCTCATCGCGACCGGCCTGGTGCTCGTGCTCATCGGCGCATCCTTGGGAGGTAAGCGATGAGCAGTATCACGGGCCGCATGCTGCGACAGATGCGGGCGGCGTTGCCCACGGCGTTCACGTGGGACGACATGCTGAACGACTGGTTACGTGGCGGCGGTGTCTCGCGTGGTGATACGGCGGGCATGGAGGTTACGCACGAAACGGCCCTCGGCCTTGATGCGGTGTTCGCCTGTATTCGACTGATCTCGGCGACCATTGCCACTCTGCCGGTCAACGTGCTGCAGGTCTATCCCACGGGAGCGTGGACTCGGCCCAAGCCGAAATGGATGCTTCGATTCAATCCCGAGACGACGTGGCGCGAGGGCATTCAGCAGATTATGGCGTCGCTACTCCTCGACGGAAACGCCTTCATTGTCCCCATTTGGAACAAGCGCACCGGGCAGATTGAGCAACTCTGGGTGCTCGATCCACGCTACGTGGTGGTGCGTCGCAACCTGCCGTTTATGGATCTCATATACAGTGTTGCGGGCAACGAATACGGTCCCGATCAGATCCTGCATATCAAGGCATTGACGCAACCCGGCCACTTGCGCGGCCTGTCGCCGATTGAGATGGCACGGACCACGCTCGGTACCAACATCGCCGCCGAGAAGTCTGCCAGCAAGCTGTTCGAGAATGGTCTCTTGTCGCAGGTGGTCATCACATCTGACAAGCCGGTCTCGGACCAAGTGGCGCGCGAGATGTCCGACCGTCTCGCCGAGACGCATGCCGGCGCCCCGAACTTCTGGAAGCCGGTGGTGTTCGGCGGCGGGGCGACGGTTGCACCGTTGAACCTGACGCCCGAACAGTCGCAGTTCTTGGAATCGCGCGCCTACGGCGTCGAATCCGTGTCGCGCTGGTTCGGCGTGCCGCTCATTCGCATCCAGCAGACGACCAAGGTCACAAGCTGGGGAAGCGGTATCGAACAGATCAACATTATGTATTTGCAAGACTGCATCAGCCCGAATGTCGTGACGCTGGAAGAGGCTTTGCTCTCGCTCATTCAAATCAGCAACCCAAATTATGTCCTCAAGTGGAATGTCCGAGGTCTCTTGCGTGGCGACATGGCCGCTCAGGCGCAGTTCTACAAAGACATGTTGGAGATAGGAGCCTACACGCCTAACCACGTTCTGAGCCTCGAGGATGAGAACCCATTCGAGGGCGGCGACTCGCACTACATGGGCGTCCACTTCGGAGTTGTCCAAAAGGACGGGACGGTCCTTGCTCCAACCATTAACCGTGTCAGTGAGACCGGGCCAATACCAGGAGGTGCGGCGTGAAGCCTCGCAGTCTCTTCCAACCGCGCGCCGCGCATCTTCGCGTGGTGCAAGATTCAGCCACCGAAGTCGAGTTACTGCTCTACGACGAAATCGGCTTCTGGGGTGTCACGGCGACCGAATTCAAGACGGCGCTCGATGCCATCAGCGCGGGTACCATTCACCTGCGCATCAACTCTCCCGGTGGCGATGTGTTTGACGGCCTCGCCATGTACAACGCGCTCGTGGATCATCCGGCCCGCGTGGTGACGCACGTTGACGGTTTGGCTGCTTCCATGGCAAGCGTGGTCGCTCTGGCCGGAGATGAAGTGCAAATGGCCGAGAACGCCTTCTTCATGATCCACGATCCGTGGACATTAAGCATCGGGAACGCGACGCAACTCCGCAAGGACGCGATGCTGCTCGACAAGATCGGCGGTAGCGTCGAGGCCACCTACATGCAGCGCACGGGCTCGGACGCCACGCAGATGCGTGCATGGATGGAAGCCGAGACATGGTTCACGGCCGCCGAAGCGGAAGCCGCGGGATTCATCGACGAGATCACCACCAAGGATGCTGGAGCCGAAAATCTGGTTGCTGCAGCCGCGGCGGCCTTTGACCTGAGCGTGTACGCGCACGTACCGGAGCCTCTCGTTGCCCACGCGGGCGATGCGACTCTGGTCAGCACGCGTGAGTTGGAGCAGACCCTGCGGGATGCAGGGCTGAGCCGTGTCGCCGCCAAGACCATGGTGAGTCAGTGGGATGCTGACTCACCATGGCGGGCGGGTCCGACGGTCGGTACTCAGCGGGATGCTGAGACCGTCAACCCAAGCGCGCAAGCAGAATGGCGTGCACGTGGCAAGCGCGAGATGGAGTACATCGCTTCACTCGCTCTCTGACCTGCGATCACACAAGGGCTAGGAACGGGGCCGCCTCAGAGCGGCCTTTTTCATGCCCGAAAGGAGGAGCGATGACGCTCCTGGAACGCCTTCGAGCGCAGATAAAGACTGCGCAGGAACGCGCACAAGCGCTGCTCGACATCGACCGTGATTTGACCGAGGCCGAGCGGACCGAATTCACCGAAACCACGGCGACCATGCGCAGCCTCAGCGGGCGCATCACCGAGGCTATCCAGGCCGAAGCCGATCAGGTCGGCATTCGCGAGCAGCAGGCGAAGCTCGTGGGTCTGCTGCCCGCGGCCCAAGCGCACGTTGAAGTGCGGGAGCCCGGTTTCCGGTCCTTCGGTGAGCAGCTGATGGCGGTGGCCACGGCCTACCGTTCGGACCTACGCTCCGTCGACCCGCGGCTGAATGTACAGGCGGCTGCGGCCGGTCTGAACGAAAGCATCGGCGCCGATGGTGGATTCCTCGTGCAACAGGACTTCACCACGGAGATCCTGCGCATCGAGCACGAGTCCAGCGTCATGGCTGGCCGGTGCCGACCCGTGGAAATCTCCTCCGCGTCGAACTCCATCAAGATCAACGGCATCGACGAAACCAACCGCGCGAATGGATCCCGCTGGGGTGGTGTGCGCGGCTACTGGCTGGCAGAGGCGGCCGCTCTCACGGCGTCCAAGCCGAAGTTCCGTCAAATCGAACTGACCCTACACAAGCTCGGTTGCTTGGTCTACGCGACCGACGAACTCCTGGCCGATGCGTCGGCGCTCGAGTCGGTCACCACGCAGGCTGTGGGCGAAGAACTCGCGTTCATGACGCAGGACGCCATTGTCGAGGGCGACGGCGCCGGCAAGCCCCTGGGTGTTCTGAACTCCAACTGCCTTGTCTCTGTGGCGAAGGAAACCGGCCAAGCGGCCGACACGTTTGTCTACGAGAACGCAATCAACATGTACGCGCGACTGCACCCCGGGTCGGAGAGCCGGGCAACCTGGTACTACAACAAGGCTCTTGTGCCTCAGATCATGGCCATGGCATTGGTCATAGGCACGGGCGGCGTGCCCGTGTTCATGCCGCCCAACGGCGCCGCAGGCGCCCCCGGCGGTACGCTGTTCGGCATCCCGATGCAGCCGATTGAGCAGGCATCCGCGCCTGGCGACAAGGGCGACATCATGCTACTCGATCTCTCGCAGTACATCCTGGCCGGCAAGGGCGGGGTTCAGGCCGCCTACTCCATCCACGTCCAGTTCCTCACCGATGAGGGCGTCTTCCGCTTCATCAAGCGGGTGGACGGTCAACCCGCGTGGGCATCCCCGCTCACGCCGTTCAAGGGCACGGCCAACACGCTGTCCCCGTTCATCACCCTCGACGCCCGCGCATAGGAGGAGGTGTAACCATGGACTTCATCGCCAAGCATCACATCGTGACCGGGCTTGCACCCGTGGCCGACGCCTTCGCTGGCGCGACCGTCAACTCTGACGCCATCGACATGAAGAACTACAACCACGCGACCTTCCTCGTCTGGAAGGGCGTGGGCACGACCGGTACCAGCGTGGTCACTGTTGAGGCGTGCGCCGACGCGGCTTTGACGTCGCCGACGCAGATCCCCTTCACGTATCGCCGGAAGCAGGATTCCGACGACATCTGGGGCGCGCTCACTGCCGTCACCGTTCCCGCGACCGGCTTCACGACCACGGCGGGTTCCGCCGAGATGTACGCCATCGAAGTGAACGCGGCCGACCTGGGCGCCTACGGACCCTTTGTCCGTCTGGACATGGCCGAGTCGGCCAACGACCCGGTTCTCGGCGGCATCCTCGTGATTCTGTCCGAGCCGCGCTACGGTGCGGTCGCGGCGATCGCCTAGACCTACCGACCCGGGGGGGGGGGGGGAACCGGGCCGCCGCCGCGCCGCCGGGGCGGAGCAAAACCAGGCCACCGAGATCATCGATCCCGACACCGGCGAAATTACCCCAGCCTGATCCCCCCTGACGACGCCGACGATATGCAAAGGGCCCCGATCGGGGCCCTTTGCATATCGCCACAGCGTACCATCACTGGCCTGCTCTTACTCCGCCACACTGGCCTGGAATCCGACCGCCGTTGACA